AGAGTGGAAGGGGGAAAGAGAGACTGTCTTGTTAGTTGCCTACGGAAGATGAAGCACCCGGTATGCGACGATGCAGCTAGTAGGCTAGAAAGCCTAGACAAATTTTGAACGAGACAACAACAATAATTTCCCGGGAGTCAATCACGGCTCCGGGGGACAACGAAAGGAATAAAGTATATGTATGGCGGATTTATTTATGGAGGTTCGTATTATGCAGGCGAAGAACTTGCCGACTGGCAACCAGGGAGTTTTGCCATATTCGGGGAGCCGGTTGGGAATTCACGAGCCAACGATGTCACGCTTGCCTTCCCGGTGGACTTGGCTGACCCACAGGAGATGCGGCAACGAATCGAGAAGGAGTATGACTTACCCAAGCTGCCTGACTCACGGGTGGACCGACGACAGGAGCTGCAACAAATAATCGACCAGGAGCACGGCTTGCTGGTGAGCCTGGCAAAAGAACCTGAGCAACCTAGTTAGGCAAATAACCGAGAGAAGAAAGAAAACAAACAGTATGACAAAAACAAACACTGTGACAATAGAAGACGTAATCGCAGAGATAAAGACAATGGTCGCTGACCCGGCAATTCATCCATACGAAAAACAGCAGATGTTGCTTGCGGACACAAGACTGGATTCGCCCACACTGATAAACGTAAAAGCTCATTTTCTGGAACAAATCAGCCACCAATTGTCGAACCTGATAGAGTCAGAGCGTAATAAAATCGCCGAAGTCAGCAAGGAGCACGAGACGGTCTTGACTAGGCTCTCGGAGTCCCTGCAATTTAACCGAAAGAAGTTGAGCGATTTGGAAATCAATATGGACAGCATCCAAAAGGAACACCTGACCATGAGAACGAGCATGGCGAAAATGGTGCGTGATAGCGACGTGACCAGTGACGCTGCGGCCATGGCCTATGCGCGAGCAAACCTTAAGTATGACAAATACTATCTCTTCCTCTCGGAAGCTCCCGGGTTGCGGCTCCAGTTGACTACAGCTCTACAGAGCGACTTGAAAGAGGTGGCTGACTACTTTCGAAAGCACCGGCTAGTGGACATGTCGATATCCAATTACAGGGCCTTTGCTAATCCCAATTGCCCGATTGAGTCCCGGGTAACGGATGCTCTTATGACCATCGAGAAGCTCTTGTGGCCTAACAAACGGCCTTAGTCAACAAGTCAACAGTTAATCAAAATACACTACCATGAGCGCTGCAGCTGAACCCAAGCCCACGGCCGTCCCGTCAGCAACGTCCTGTTGCTCCAATTGTAAGCACTGGCGTAAGAACGGTGGCGAGACCTGTCACAGGTATCCTCCGGTGCATGACTTGCATGCGATGAATTGTCACCGTTGGCCGCACACTCTCGGAACTGATAGTTGCGGGGAGTGGGCGAGGAGGGCAGAAGCTCGATGAGTCCTAATTTCCCTCCACTGCCGTTGGAGCTCGTGCCGCGTGAGGCTTCTCCGAGCCTCGAAGTGCACAGAGCGGTGGTGGAGGGCACCCTTCCATTGCCGGTGGAGCAGATGCGGGAAGATGCTCTTCCCGTGCATCAAACGGTGGTGGAGGGGACTGCTCTTAATCGCCATCCGTCGTGTTTTGTCCGCCTGTGTTCACTGCACAAACATTGGCGGCGTTTTTGGGCGGATTGGCGATTAAAGCGGCTCATTGCCCGTGTTCCCGCTCGCCAAGAGGCTTGGGAACTAGAGGCATGGAACTTTGCCGCTCGCAATCAACTGCCACCCGAGATTGTCTCTCAATTCCTGTGGCACGTCCGGGAAGTAGGCACGGTGGAAATCCTGGACCGCAACCCCGCTCGCCTGTTGATGGCCTATTGTGAAGGCAGAACGTGCCGGGCAAAACGCGACGAATTAGCAGCAAAGGAGCACGCACAACGCGAATCGGAGAAGGAGCCCGACTCTCATGACTGAGCAGGAGCGAATAGCGTATCACGAGGCAGGTCACTATGTCGCGGCCACTAACTTTGGAGTTGCCGCTTTTCCCGAGCTGACTCCGAATGGCGATTATAAGCCGCTTCCCTCGGGAGGATTTCAGCTTGGAGTCTGCGACTATGACACATCGCTAACGACTAAGTTTCAAAATGCGGTTATCGGTTGGGCCGGTGTCATTGCGGAACATATGATGGGAGCCCGTTACGATTGGTCTCCTCCGGTTCCACTGAAGGCTGAATTTCTCCGAGATTGGTTCAATATGGTTCTGGTTAAAGGTTTTCCTCGCTTAAGTATCCCTGACCAGATTCTGATTGCCGGGGATAAGAGACAGTGGAGGACATTTAAGACGGCCTGGAAAATTCTGTCTAAGAACCGGGCACGGATGAAACAAATTGCCGAGCATGTTCTGGCCGCACAATACCCAAAGAGAAAGGAAATTGAAAACATGAACTTGTCCCTAACAGACCGTGCTAGAGCTTTGGAGACGTTGCTCCAATCCCTGACTGAAGACCATCCCGATAGGCCGCAATTGGTCGAAGCCTTGAATTGCCTACGACGTGGCGAGAATCCACCGGCTAACCTTTTCGAGCCCAGCCCAGCCGTGAACCATGAATCAGCCATCGACAAATCCTAGCAAGTCTCTTGCCCGAGACCCGGAGGACACTCGCACTCTTGGCGACTACGGGCTTTGTGCATGGGCAACGAGCGAGAACACTTGCCGGATACAGACGAGTGACCCGGGCCTAGTCAAAGAGCTTCGGAAACTCCCCGATTGTAGTCCGGTGGGCTATGGTGTTACCGGGCCTTTCCTCCGGCTCTTTGCTATTCCCTACACGCTTTCATGGGTCAGCAGAAACGTGATCCAAAACTTTACCCACAAATTTCCTAGGAAAACTGTGGGTCAGAAAACCGAAACAGCCCAGGAACACTCTCCGGAGCCCGTGTCCACCACTTGATAGCGGAAACCACAAATATGTCTCTTGACAACCTGAAAAATTCATCCGTTAAAAAATACAATCCCGGGTCCAACAAGTTCACTCCCGGGAGAGTCAAGATAATCCTGAGATGTGTCGGCAGGGGAATGCCTTTGCACATGGCCTGTGAAGTTGCCGGAATTTGCGCTCAGTCTTTGTATAATTGGCGTCACAAAAATCCAAAATTCGGTGAACTTTTGACACGCGCTATCGCCAAAGGAGTGGATTCCCGGTTGAGAAGGATTGAAAAGGCTTCCGATGCCGGAGATTGGCGAGCGGCGGCATGGTTGCTGGAACGGACGATGCCCCAACACTTCGCCCGGAGTAGGCTCGAAGTGACCGGAGCCGAAGGAGCCCCACTGATGGCCGGTGTCACGTTGTATCTGCCGAAAAAGGACGGCCAGCCGGAATCTCCAACGCAGCCCAATAATGTCACCGACATAGATGCCGAAACGAACATTGATGTAACAGAGGCACAGGTCACTGCCCTACCAGAAGGAGGTTCGAATGGAACCAGCCCAGAATGAATTAAGACCCCAGCCCGGACCGCAGGAGAAGTTTCTCACTTCACGTGCCGACATCGCCATTTACGGAGGAGCTGCCGGTTCAGGCAAGTCCTTCGCACTGTTGCTCGAAGTTCTGTATTACGTCGCCATTAAGCTATTCCGGGCAATCGGTTTCCGACGAACAATGCCCCAGATAAAACTTCCGGGTGGGTTGTGGGACACGAGTGAGCAAATATATCCACAATTCGGCGCTGTCGCTAATCAGAGCTCGTTGGAGTGGAGGTTTCCCTCCGGAGCGGTCGTGAAGTTCGCTGGCCTAGAACATGACCAGGACCGATTCAACTACCAGGGTGCCCAGATACCGCTCATCATGTTCGACGAACTGGTGCAGTTCTCCTCGGAACAATTCTGGTATCTTCTCAGCCGTTGCCGGTCGATGTCGGGTGTGCGGGGATATATCCGCGCAGCGACAAACCCGGACCCAGATTCTTTCGTGCGCACACTCCTGGATTGGTGGATAGACCGGGACAGCGGCCTAGCCATCATGTCTCGCTCAGGAGTGCTGCGCTACTTTGTCCGTCACAATGATGAGATAGTGTGGGCCGATACCCGGGAGGAGCTGCTGTCCAAGTTCGGCTCCGAGGCTTTGCCGAAGTCGGTGACGTTCATTCCCGCGAACGTGCACGACAACGCCATCCTATTACGTGAGGACCCGGGCTACTTGTCCAACCTCAAGGCCCTGACACGTATCGACCGGGAGAGGCTCCTCTATGGGAATTGGAACCTTCGGGCCACGGCTGGCTCTTACTTCAGGCGTGAATGGTTCGGAATTGTTGAGGCGGCTCCGGTCGGTGTAGCCCGTTGCCGATACTGGGACAGGGCAGCGACCGAGAAACGGGCTGGCAATGACCCTGACGCATCAGTCGGGCTCCTACTCTCGAAAGATGCGAGGGGCATCTATTACATCGAGGATGTCCGCAAGATGTTCGCCAGTCCGCACACGGTCGAAAGCGCCATGAGGAATTGTGCACAACAGGACGGACACGGAACTACAATTGCTTTCATGCAAGACCCGGGAAGTGCCGGTGTAGCCGAAGCTCAAGCAACTTCCCGAGCTCTGGACAGCTATGATGTCCGGTTTGCCACTGCTACAGGAGACAAGGAGACTCGATGCAAGCCCGTTAGTGCACAGGCCGAAGCTGGCAACGTGAAAATTGTCCGTGGTATGTGGAATGACGAATTTCTCCGGGTGCTGGAAAATTTTCCTACTGGCCGGCACGACGATGAAGTTGACGCCCTGAGCGGTGCCTATGACCGGGTGTCCACTAGTTCTACCGGTGCATGGGGTGAGGAGGAGGTCAAAGAGATTCGCAACTGTAATCCGCAGCTGTTCACGAAGGAACAGTGGGATGAAGGCCGGTTCGGTCCTCCTCCTCCGGGGCTGAAGCCCAAACCGCTAGTGCCGTGGCGCAAGTGGGAGTCGGGATTCAAGAAGTGATTCCCGAGTCCGATGACCGGCCCCCCAACGAAACAACAATCAGGACAATCACAGAAAACAAATGATAACACTAGTCGCAGTCGTCACGAGCATTGAAAACTCCGTGGTCTTGGACATGCTCCTTACTCAGCCTCATGCCGTCCGGCTCTCGGAGACCGCAGTGGCCTTCTCGTCACGGTCCACGTTGAGCAAGGCATTCGAGAAGTTCAGGGCCATGCTAGCACCCGGGGAGGAACTGTCCCTGTTCCGTGTCAACGGTGGAGCCTGCCTCGCAGAGGCGAAGGTCAAGGCCGGTCTGGATCGTCTCCTCAGCCCGAAGCCTCCAACAAGAACAGTCTCGGAGCCGATGACACCGGAGTTGCGCACGAGCTTCCGAAGGCTATGGGGCTACACCGAGAGCTTTGCTACAACAACGAAGAGGAACCTCACCTACATCGAGGAAGCCTTGGACGGCAATGGCAAGCTATCGGCCAATTGCCCGTCCCGAAACACGATGGCGTGGATGGAACTACGTGGCATTGAACAGAACCTCGAAGAGGTGCAAGCAGCCCTGTCCGAGATCCAAGAAACCCTTCGCAAGGCTTAAACAGCCGATTTCATGGGGTCAGACTCTCCCGGAACAGGCTCTAAACCGTGTGAATTCCACCAGCATTTGGTTTATAGGCTGCGACATATCGATTCCGGTAGGTAGGGAGCCTGAAGCCTCCTCGAAGCCCGTTGTTTTGGGGCTCAAAGACGCTGGGAGACGGTGCCAAAGACGGGCCTTTTCCCGGCTTGTCATAAACGAACCAGCCATGGTAGCTTCAGGTAACGCGGGGTTGAACATGAACGACTTCCGACTTGGATCAACGAACCACTGGTTCGCTGTGCAGGGTGAACGGTCACAATAGCGGAGGTTGACTCGATGCGGTTTTTGCTCACAACCACCTCACACCGTAGCGTTTACCTGAAGGAAATGAGCAGTTGGATCAACAGACCGCTGGTCTGTTCAATCAATGGTTCGGCGACATGAGCGCGCGCAAATATAGACCGCCCGATACTGCCGCCTTGTTGGGTTTGCTTACTCAAGCTGCGGAGTTGTGTCAAAGGCTGGATCTTCTCACGGACGTCGGTGCTTTTGAAGGTCTTATCGCTAGTGTCCAAAAGGAGTCTCCGATTCCAGAAGCATCTCGGGATGAGGTCAGCAGGGCCATAAACGGAATTGCCGGGCTCCGCATCATCAACAAACTTGGCGACGACTATTCCGAATATAGCCGGCTGCAAATGGCTTTCAGTAGAGTGCTGTTTCCTGAAGCTCATGAGGCTGCGAAGGAGCCAAGAGGCTCACTTGAGGATAGAATCGACAAACACTGTGAGGAGGTCATGGCTTCTCCAGCGAAGGCAGAAGCCCGTGAGTGGTTGAAGCAGCGAGCACATGGCTTTTTTAAGACTGATCAGAGGGATGTCGCTAGGTTTGTTGAAGAGTTCCACGGTGCGGGTGCGACTCAGGTCCTGATTGCGGACATCGAGCAGGACGAGACTGCCCAACTGGGTCAGAGCCTGCTCGTTATCCTTCCAAAGGAGGCCCGGGCTCGTGCCAAACTGTTTGAGATTGGTAGCCGAGCTGACGAAGCCTTCCAATGTGATGGAGTCTCAGACAAGGGACAGAAGTATTTGTACTATTCGCTTGATTGAAGGGCATGAAAATCGCCGAACAATCGTATGCACCGAACCCCCTCGATGACGCTCCCTTCGACAATCCAGCGCCGTCGGCTCGGGGTCGGTGATCCTTGGCGTTAGCGATGACACCCGACGCGCCAGAGAGTCATCAGTTGCCGGAAGGCTGGTTTTGGCCGACGGGAGAGGAGATGCGGAGCCTATATGAAGAGCTAGAGCGTGAGTTGCCACCGGGGCACATCCTCTATGACGTTCCGGTCGAAACGTTCGCCACACGACGCGGCATCGATGATGTCCTGTTTCGTCACCACGGCCAATCGGACCGCTTCACTGTTATCCACTTGTCCTGGCTTGGCCGCACTGAAATCAACGCCCAACACCCAACGGTCGAGTTTGACGGTTCATACTCTGAGTTCATAGCCTGGGAGCACAGCATTTTGGAGTTCTTACGCAATGACGCGAAGAAACACAGTCGCTAACCACCGCAGGCAGAGGAGCCCGCGAGTCTGCGCAACTTGCATTCAACGTCAGTGGCGCGGTGCCGCTGCTGCGGAACGTTATGCGTGCGAGCCGGTTTGTAATTGAATCACGTTGCCCTTGGACTTCGGAGCCCGGACCGCGAACCATTGCACGGCTTCCTTCTTCGTTGCCAAGGCCCGGTAGTGGTCGTGAATCATCTGCGGACTATTCCCTGCCTCAGCAGCAGTCAGGTTTTCGTTGCAGTTCAGCGCCATGTGGAACGTGATGAACGCGTGTCGCAGTCCGTTCCTCCGGGCCGGAACACCAACACCAAAGCGCAAGGTGGCTAAGTCCTCCTCCATCACGTCCGGGCTCTTCCCCCACACCGGGCCGGTCGCATTGCGATAAGGCCGAAGCCATGAGGCTAAGGCCGGATTGATATCCACCAACCGTCTCTTCCTGCCCTTGGCGATACGGGCAGAGATTTCGACCTTGCCCGGGACACGCCAAACGTCGCTCCAATCCAAGCGCATGATTTCCTCTCTTCGCAATCCTCCGAGTCCACCGAGAGCCAGCACGGGAATCAAGTGCGACTCCGCTGCGTTGAGCATGTCCTTCAGTTCCTTGGGCCGGTAGAAATCAATGTCGCTGGCGTCAACGTCTTCGGTTTTGAAATCAACAGCCTCGAACAATCGGTGAGTAGTGCTCAGGTAGTCCTTCGCAACGCACCAGCGCAGGAACATCTTCACGGCAGCTCTGCGGTCGTTCCGGGTCTTGGATCCAAGCTCCTTGAAATTGCTCATGTAGGCGTTCAAGTCGTCCTTCGTCAGGTCGCAGGCCGCACGTCCCGGTAGAGTGTGCGCGAAATTGTTCAGCCAATTCCCCACGTTGTAAAGGTAGCCCGGATTGCGCTTGGGCCGCTCTCCGTTCTTGGATTCGCCGAGAGACTTGCGACCATCGATGAATTCCTTCACCGCTTCCCCGAGCGATTTGCGCTTCACGACCGCTGCGGTGTTCAGGAACCGTTCGATTGCTTCTCCGAGAGTGCAGTTGAGTTTCTCGGCTGCGTCGCAGAATTGACTGATGCCGGACAACATCGAAACCTTGCGGCCGGTCTTCACGTAATAATTGTTCAGGCGTTGGCAGGCTGCGAGAGCATCGGTCACTTGCCCGGGGGAGAGCTGCGTGGCTTGCGAGGCTTTGGCTCGTTGCTCAACAATCTTGTCCCCTTCCCTCTTCGCTGCGCTGTAGGTGGAGAAGTCCCGGAAGTGGGTCTTGGGCTTCCCGTCCACCCGGGCACGCCAGTAAAGCCGGTATGGCTGGCTCTCCCCCGGTCGTTTGTAAATCGTTGCGAGGGGTTTTCCCCTGTCACGGTATCGGAGCCTCTTGGGGAACTTCATGTTGCTCTCACTTTCCTCTGGTAATTCACCCAAAATGTTTAGGGAATCTTTAGGGTTTTGGCAAGACCCCACATTTTCCACAGGAAAACTGGTGCCCCGGCTAGGACTTGAACCTAGAACCAATTGATTAAGAGTCAACTGCTCTGCCAATTGAGCTACCGAGGCAAACTGCAGGCCTTGCAGGATG